AGGAGATTGATGAACTCCTGATGAAACCGGAAAATGCAACCAACATGGAACTCGTAACTGAATACACCGAACTCATGAAGGGTCTCGATGAGGAAAACGAGCGCTGGATGCTCCTTTCGGAAGAATTGGAAGAAGTTTCGAAATAACAGTAACATTAATATATAAAAGAGAAGAAAATGAAAATGAGAATGATATTATCTTAGGTATAACTGCATATCTCTGATATTCAATTATTTACGTAAAATAGCTTTGTTTATGCGGTTATACGAACATAAATTTCTGTTTATTTGGCACATTGAACGTGCCAAATATAATGGAATGTTCTAGTATGGTTCTAGTAAAAAAGTGAAGTATGGCAACATTTAAAGTAGTAGTATTTGACAAACGTTCTGATGGGTTTTATTCAGTTTTCATCCGTATTACTCAAAATCGGAAGAAAACTCATGTAAAGACCGACAAAGTGGTAAACGATAAGGGCGTAGTGAAGGGTACGAAAGAGGTGAAAGATTCTTTCGTGCTGGAGTCATGTATGGCTACCATCAACAAATGGGTAGAAAAGCTAAACAAGGTTGATAGTAAAGATTGGACAGTAATACAGGTAAGAGACTATCTTTTGAAGTCAGATCAGGAACTGAGTTTTTCGGACTTTGCTCGGAGTTATATTAATTCATTATACGATGAGCTGCAAGAAGGTACAATAAGGACTTATGCTAACTCATTGCAAAGTTTGGAAAAGTTTGCAGGAAGTCAAAAGATTCTTTTTTCCCAGCTAACTGTTCCTTTTATAAACTCATGGTTGGATAGTCTTTCTGGCTATCGCTCATGTAAGAGCACCTATCCGATATTTATTAAGAAGATATTCAAGGAGGCTTTGAAACGATATAATGACTATGATTCTGACCAGATACTGATAAAAAACAACCCTTGGGAAAGAGTCATTATAGCTAAGAAGGATATAGCTAAGAAGAAAGCTATTACCATGGAAGAATGTCGGCAGTTGTTTGGCATTTTTACTGAGAATGGAAATCTGCAATTTACACTAGATGTCTGCAAAATGATATTGTGCCTAGCCGGAATCAATGTAGCAGACTTATATAAAATGCAGAAGACTGATTATTATGATGGCATCTTACATTATGAGCGTAAGAAAACTAGGACTAAGAGAGCTGACAAAGCATACATAGAAATGAAGGTTCCTGATATGCTGTTGCCAACGATAGAAAAATATCTAGCTCCTAAAGATGATCCCTATCTTTTTACATTTCATAATAAGTATGCCAGTTCTCACTCTATGGACACGAACCTGGACTTCTTCTTGCGTAAGATATGCAAGGAACACTTGAATATGGAAGAGGGGTACTATAGCCCTTATACTTTTCGTCATACTTGGGCCACTATCGCACAGAATGATATAGGTGCCAATTATGAAGAGATAGGCTTTGCTATGAACCATATAAGTACCCACAAGATTACAATGGGCTATGTGAAACCTGATTTCTCCAGAGCATGGGAATTAAATGAGAAGGTAGTGGAGAAGATATTTTTCACTAATGACAAAAGTAAACGTCTGGAGGAGCATCATCTGCCTGTATTTGATAAGGTAGAGGAAACATTTGAGTTGTCTGCTGATGCTTACTTCATGGGTGAGGTTGTGGCTCATGTGGATGGCAAGGGCTACAAGAACACAGATGAGATAATAGAACAGCTCATGGCCAGCATAAATGATACTGTGCCTACTAACTGCACGATACAGATCAAGGTGAAGAATATCACCAAGGACCAGACGAAGTACTTTGAACGAGTCAGGGACATAAAATAGCTATTTTGTGTTAATACAGATTAAAATTGACCCAATATAAGTTAAAATAGAGCATTTTTGCTCGATAAACAAGTCAAGGGTAGTCTTCTCTAAAGTTGAAGAAAATTTAGAGAGGGCTACCCATTTTTTATAATTAGCCATTATTAACAATTTTGAGATTTTTGATGTTGATAGTGGTTTCTTGTTTCTCAAATTTCTCTTCCAACTGCATGAAAGATTCCTCCACAGATAAGTTTCTGGATTCATCATTATTGAACGATACAGACTGGAGTTTTGGAGCCACGTATGGAAGGAACTTAGCCACCATCGCCAGACGTCCGGCAGGCTCTTGAATCTCCATGAGATCTGTGAAAAGTGAATAGTTCTTCTCATTGATACCATTGATGTAGCCAGTCAGGGCATCACGAAGGCTTTCACGCACACTTTTGGTAACCTTATTAGGTGTGCCAGCCTTACGTCCGCCAGTCTTCTTCCTCTTTGGCTTCGGCTCATTATTATTGTCTTGTTTTACTGCCATATTCTATTGATTTTTAATGTTTACTGATAGTTTTCGGGTGCAAATATAGAAAAAAATTACGAAACTTGGTGTTCAAGTTGCGGAACTTATCACAGATAGGTAAGAAAAACGCATTACTTTTGAAGTAATTTAAACATTAAAATTCGAATTTTATGGGATTAATAGGAAAAATTGCCAAAGGGCTTAAAGGCTCTGCTGGCGGACTTTTAGGTGGTGCAATCACTGCTGTAGGCGGTTCCTTAGCGGCCAGAGCTAGGAACCAAGGATATAACGAATTTATCAAGATGTATCAAAACCGCATGCAGCAGGTGAAGGATCATCGTGACAACTTGTATTATCAGGACCCTACTCAATCTGCGGAAAATCAAGTAGCCGTAACCAATGCCCAGAAGGTATTGGATAATGCAACAGAGACCGCAAAGAATACTAATATTGTTAGTGGCGGTTCTGATGAAGCGGTTGCGCTCAGTAAACAGGCTGCCCAGGAGCAGGTGGGTAATATCATGCAGCAGGCGGCCGTGCAAGGTGCTCAGACAAAAGAAAATGTGTGGAATACTGCTGATTCGCAGATAGACACGATGACTAACTACATTGCTGCAGCCAAGAAGGAGAAGGCTCTTTCTACCGCACAGGGTATTACGGATGCTGCTGGTGGCTTGGCTGGCGCAGCAAGTAAATTGCCAATTTAAGGAAGGAGGTAATTATGGGATTTACATTAGATGATTTAATTCCTAAACGCCCGGCTACTGCCGTTACTCCTGTTACTAATTTCCCTGATGATAATGTGGTTAAGCCGGAGTTTGCAGTACCAGTTCAGACAACTGATACAGAACCGGGAAAGGGTACAGCCATAGAAACGACCGGTATTACTAAGAATGGTGGCAAGGAATCTTTTGCCCAGCAGCCAACCGAGGAAGTTACCAAGGTGGAGCCTAACCAGGGTATCAAGATTGACTGGAGCAGACCTTATAGCGAGATAGAGCAGAACCCTCTATTGCGTCAGATGAAGCCTTATGACATCATGAGGGATTACCAGAAGAATGGTGATGGAAACTGGTCTGTGTTCATGCCATGGCTCAATACTCTGGGTGATGGAGACAAAACCGTAGCTGCCAATGAAGCCTTGAAGAAGAAAGCGGAGAGGCAGGCCAAGATGGAGCAATGGAGCAATTTCCTGATGCATCTTGGCAATTTCATCGGTACTACACAAGGTGCGCCATCGCAGAAGATAGAATCTGCACAAGAACTTACTGATCGCCAACGCAAGATAAGAGAGGCTACTGAGGCTCTTCGTGCCAAGGGGTATAACCAGATGATGGTGAATATCTGGAAGGACCGTCAAGACAAGCAGGCACAGATGCAGGCAGAGGCTGCTGCAAAGGCAAATGAGAAACTAGCTGAATATCGTGCATCACAGAAGAACCAAACGGATGCCCTCACTCCAGCTAAGGTTGAGGAAGTCTATCAATCAGCAAGACAGCATTCTACAGGTGCAGACTTGAATGAATCAAAGAAGGAGACTGAGAACAAACTGAGAGACAAGAAGGGTAAGTTGCTGGACAATCAGGCTGATGCTGCAGCTGCAAAGGCTGCAGATAGTCGTTCTCATGTTGCCGTGAATAATTCGACAACAGCAAGAAACAATGCTGCAACTAATAAGACGATTAGAACAACGCCAAAATATTCTCAAGCAGAATATGGTAAAAGGTTCATCAAATACTATAATCACATGAAAAAGAAGGGAGGCAATAATCTTGCTTCTATTTATGAAGAAAAGTATGGCATTGGTAAAAATGGAGATACTGGCAAGCAGTGGAATGCAAGTCTTCAAAGAATGTTCGTTGATGATGTTGAAGAACAAGGTCTTGCACCTAAGAGTCTTGGTATTGGCATTGGTCGCAAATCAAATAATGGCAAAACAAATAAAGGTAAACATTTAAAATTATAATATGGACGATAATATAAAGAAATTACATCAAGCGTTAATTGATGATGGTTATGATGATGTTGGTACAGAGCAGGAGTTTAGAGACTATGTTTCTGACAGCAAAAATGTAGCTACACTTTATAATGCATTAAGTGAAGCAGGATATGATAATTTTAAAGACCAAAAATCTTTAGAGACATATCTTTCAGCTAAGGCACCTGTTGCTCAAAAGCCTTCAACTCCTCAGAGTAGTGGGCAGAGTGTCTATTCTAAGGAGAAAAAGCAGACGCAATATCCGCAAGAGGTGATTGATGCTTTCAATTCACCTGACAATAAGCCAGGCAACTTCAAGGACTTGGCTCAGCTGAATGATGAGTATCAGCGAGGTGAGTTAAAGAAGCCTGGTATCATTTCCCAAGCACTCGGTATGTTTTCTAATGTTGATGCCGGAAATGTCGGTAAAGAGCAGAAAGTGGGTGGCATGATTGCCAATATGCTTCTTGGTGATAATATGCAGCAGCCACATGATAATAATCAGCAGGTACAGCATCTTAATCAAGATAATGTGCCAGCTACCGAGCAGACTAAGCCTACAGTCAAGGATGTGGATGCAATTACAAGCGCAGCTCCAGTTCAGCAGGTTGATGCTATCTATAATAAATATGTGGGCAAGGGCGATGCGTTGTCTGAAACTATGTATGACTTGATGGCTAGCGGACAGGCTAAGAATCAAGAGGAGGCACAAAATATGGCTATGGGAGCCATGAACCGTGCAGCAAGTCGCCTCGCTCAGCGAACTACCGATGAGTTTGTATCTAAGTTGGGTGATACCGTAGAAGGCGTGGACGAAGCAGTAATGAATGGATGGCATTCTCATGCTGTGCAGGACAACTTGAAGAAGCTGGCTTCGCAGTATGGCATCATGAACAATGTTGTCGTGGACGAGAACGGACAATATATAACCCAGACGAATGGCTATGACCAGTTTATCAATGGTATGGTGAAGCCAGCTATGGTAGAAAGTCTTGTGAAGAAGTATGGAGAGAATTACCGCAAGACAGCGGAAGACCTCGCCACTCGTCTCTATTCAAATGATGAGGTTATTCAGAACCAGTTGATGAATCAGGACATCAATGATGCTCTTTCTAGTGTTATCAGTAAGTATGTGAATCCATCAGTAGTGGATGAGTACAACAAGGCTCAGGAGGCAGGCAGTAAGGCATTTACGGAGGGAATGGAAGGAAGCCAGTTTATTCCGGCTAATCTTCGTCTAGGTACAGCACTTGGTGCTCAGTATGAAGCAAACGAGGCCAAGGATCCTGCAAAGGTGCTTTCTAGTTTGCAGAAGAAGTTTGGCAAACTCTACCGGAATCCGAAGTTCCTGAATGATATGAGCAATGCGGCATTTAAGGTGATGCAGCGATATGGCTTGAATGGCACTCAGAGTAGTGATCCTAAGCAGTTCAAGCCGATGATCAATTCTGTTCTTAAGAATGAACTCGACCAGCTAGAGATTAAGGGTATGATGCCTAAGGGTAGTGCTGAGTACATCATGAAGACTGGTTTGGGTAACACTATTGTGGGTAAGATTACTCGCAAGGCTGTTCAGACGGACTACCAGAACTGGCTGGAGGATATTGCCAATCAGCAGTATCAGCCGGGCTTCTGGGAGAACGTGGCTAGTGGTGCTCTGACCTTTGCAGGTGATGCCTGGAGTTATTGGTTGCCGGGAGCTGCTGGTGGCAAGTTGACCAAGAGCATGATTGCCAAGGCTGAGGGTAAACTGGCTGGTGACCTGATGGCTAAGGGTATGGAGCGCAAGGTGGCTGAGCGAGCTGCCAAGGTGCTTATCGGTAAGAGTAAGGCCGAGGCTTTGAGGAGTGGAGCCGCGCATGGTGCTGTTACCTTTGGTGGTCAGTCTGCAATCTCGAAGCCTATTGATGAGATTTATCGTACAGGTCAGTTCGATGAGAATGGCAAGATTTACAATCCTTCCGTGGGTATGGTTATTGCCAACACTTTGGGCGAAGTGGCTAAACAGAGTGCCGTAGGTGCTATCATGCAGGGTGGAACCATCGCTAACATGGTAGGCAAGGGCAGAGGCTTAGCTACCAATATTCTGGCTGATATTGGTGGTAAGGTTGCGGATTCCGGTATTATGACCGGTCATCAGATGCTGGAGCGTATGGCGCAGGATCCGAACTTCAAGCCTACCGGTAAGGATGCTGCCGAGAGTTTCTTGGAGAGCATGGCGAACCTTACTGCTATCGGCTTGCCGGGCATGGTGGGCAAGTATGCCCGATTCAAGGATGCGAGGGAGTTTAACAAGAAGTTTGACTTCACTGATCAGGATATTGCCGAGTTGAAGAGATTCGGCTATGATGGTCTTCGTGATGCTTTTGAGAAGATGGGCATCGGGGAGTATGCTGTGGTTGGTGAGAATGCTCAGCGACTTGATGGGCAGTTAACCCAGAAGTATATGGACCTGATGAACGACAAGAGTGTTCCGGAGGTGTTGAAGGCTAAGATGATGGCTGTTGTGGAAGGCAAGCGACCTTCTTCTTTCTCGCCTGTTATTGATAGCGAGGTATATAGAGGTGACGATGGTAAGTACTATTTGGAAACCTATAATAAGGATGGAGGCGTAATCGACCGTAAGGAGTATTCTTCTCTTGATGAGGCTCAGAAGGCAGATAAGAAACTGGAGTATGAGAAGACTCTTGGTTTGGCTTCTGTGCTGGAAGGTGAGTTCCACAATGAGTTTACGCAGGAGCATCTTGAAGGCTTATACAACAAGGCAGCGCAGAAATATAATATGGGTGAGAAATTGACAGATGAGGATAAGGCAGCGGTTTATCTTCATCAGAATGCTGGTGCCATCAAGGAGATCATGGATAAGCAGCAGAAGGGTATTATCCTTACTGACGAGGAGCAGAAGCAGGTTAACGCCTACCGTCATTATTATGACAGTGCTTTGGAGAACAGTTCTGTTATGAGGGAGTTTGTCAACACGTTTGAGGATTCCCATGACGTGGCGCACGGTACACTTCGTAAGGCTTTGGAGTCGAAAGATAAGAAATATGCGCCATTGGTAGAGTCTTATCTTAAGGAGCTTTACAATTCCATTGAACTGAAACGTGAAATGAAGCAGATAGAGGATGATAAAAAACGTATAGAGCAGGGCGATGTTGATGGCGCAAAACCAGCTACTCCTGTTGAGGAATCTGCTTCTGTAGAGGGTTCTGCTGTTGGTCAGGAGCCTCCTGTTTCAGAGGAACCTGCTCCGTACCAAGACCGTACCAACTCCGTACCAACTCCGAGTGATGCAGAAGTTGCTGCAAACCCTGCAAACTCTGCTGCTGAGGGTGCAGGAAATGAGCCTAAGGTTGCAAGCTCTGATGCTTTTGTTATGGGACAGAATGCCTATAAGAATGGGGATTCAGATGCTTTGCAGGCTATCGGTTATAATAGTGATTTGGCAACAGGACGTTTGAAGCGAGCGTTTGCTGATAACGAGAAGATGCCTGATATTGTAGCCAATGCCTATAATGAAGGTAGAGATATGGAGCAGTTTGTGGCTCAGCGTGCCAGTCTGACACCGGCACAGAAAGATGCTATCAGTAAGTATGTAGAGGCAATGGATGCCAAGAAGGGTGCTATTGATGCTCTGCAGCATGCTGATGATGGTTATGGTGATGCCCTGAAGGAGCAGCTCTGGCCATACCAGACGGAAGACGGAAACATCGTTCCTGCTACTTTGGATAGCGGAAAACAGGTGTTCCTGAAGAAGGCTAACGAATATGGTGGAGCCTTTGTTGTCGTTCCTGATGAGCAGGGACTACCTACGGTTAAGCAGGTATCTAATGCCGAGATTAAAGAGGTGGGCACTCCTGTTTCTCTTGATGAATACATCGAAAATACGGTGGCTCAGCAGAAGGATGCAAGAGCGCAGCAGTTTATCAGCCAGTTTGATGGTAGCGGGCTTAAACGTGGGGATATTGTATCTGTTTCTATGGAAGAGGGTGATGAGCCTTCTGATGTTAAAATTGTGGGGTATACTGACGATGGTCATGTTATATTGACAGATACGGATATAGATGTTAATGCACAAATAGACCCCAAAAAGTTGGAGTCTGTTACCAAGGACAAGTTCAATGCTTGGCGACAGAATGCCCTCAATGTCTCTATTGGTGCTGAGCTGGATGCTGAGGACGCACAGCGTGCCAATGATGATGCAACCAAGGCTGAGGCTGATAAGAAACAACGTTATGCCAATGGCATCGTGGGACTGGGCGAGGGCCAGCCGGACTATTCTTCTAATGATACAGATCCAAATGTGGCGGCTGAGTATCTGCAGGAGCAGTTTAGGGAAGACCATGGCAAACTTTTGAATCTGGTTAATGGCAGCCGTGATGACATCAAAACGCAACTTGCCAACAAGAGAAAGGCTGCTATTGAATATCAGAACTGGCTTGATACAAATGCCGATCTTGACCCGGAAAAGGCTAAGAAGGTGGAGGATGAGTTGAGTCTGGTTAATGAGCAGATTGCTGATCTTGATGCTCGTTTCAAGAACTGGAATACTATCCGCAACAGTGTGATGACTCCTGATGAGGTGAAAGCTATGAAGGAGGAGCGCAAGGCTGAGGTAGAGAAGGCTGGTGTTGATGAATCAGCCATCGTGCCATCTGATGATTTCCATGTGCTCGTACTTGAAGATGAAGAATTGAAGAAGCAATATCCAACTATGGATAAGGCTACCGACTATATTACCTCTCAGCGCAAAGACCTCTATCATACCCAGGAGGATGTGGAGCGCAAGATAAATGGTGTGAATGATATGCTGGATCAGTATATCAATGGTGAAACAGAGCTGGACCCTAGCCAACTTATGGAATTGAATACTACAAAGGCTCAACTGGAGGCCCTGCAGACTAATTTGTCTGTTGCTGCCAAGGGTTTGAAGGCTCAGGCGAATAAACTCAGCAGACTCTACAAAACGGAAGTTAGCCAGCAGGAAATGGAGGATCTGGGTATGACTCCTTCTGAGCAGCGTAAGGCATTGGTGACTGATGCGCTGAAGAAGAACGATATGAAAGCTATCCATGAAATATATAAGGATGCTTCCGTTGATGTGATGGACTTAACTCCTCAGACTCTCGAAGAGGCTGTGTCAGAGTCTTTGTTTCCTCATAGCTTGAATCCAGAATCTCTTCAATATGAGTTGGGCAAGAGTAATTTTAAGTTTGGTATTGGCAAGCGGTATGATTCTAATAAGTTCAATTATCTTATTGCCAAGAAAGGAACCGGTATGTCGGTTAACGAATTTGCCGTGAGAGTATATAATGACCTTCCTGTAAACTTGCAGGATATGGGATATACCGACCAGGATGTTCGTAATGCCCTTCTTGATATGTTCAAGTCTTATGACAGTGTGAAGGAAATGAGAAATGTGGCTCTGATGAACCGCATAGCTGCTGCAGAAGATGAACTTTCAAGCGAGGAAGAGTATTACGAAGCACAAAAAGAGCGAGAAATTTTCGAAAGACAGGCAGAAAATCCAGATTATTATGCTTATCTTGAAGATAATTCTGTACCTTTGCCGACTGAAAATGAACTCAACCAAATTGCAGGTATGATATATGACCGCATGATGGAGATTGAGGATCGTGAACGAGAGTACAAACAATATGTTAAATCAATTTTACCAGAATTAGCAGATTATGATGACAGAAGCAATGAAGAAGGATATGGAGGAGGCAGTAGCCTGGGTAGCGACTCTTCACGGAGAGGAGTTGATGAAAGAAATCGCAATAGCCAAGAAGGTGGTAGCAGAGAAGCATCTGCTGAGGCCGAGACTGGAGCGTTACATAATAGCACAGGCGAAGGGAGACAAGAGGTTAGCGGCTTGGCATCTGGCGAAGGCTCAGCTGATAGAACTTCACATTTATCGCAAGTATCATCCTTCGGAGAACGTTTAAAGAGTGCCATTGCCGAAACTGAGACCGAACCAACAGAGGCTCAGAAGAAGGCTGGTAACTACAAAAAGGGTCATTTGTCCTTTGGTGGCTACGATTATACCGTAGAAACACCAAAGGGCGTGACTCGTAGCGGTAAGGACGAGCAGGGTAAGCCTTGGAGCGTGACCATGCACGATACTTATGGCTATATCTTGGGCAAGATTGGCGTGGATGGTGACCATATTGATATGTTCATCAATGATGCTGCAGACCTTGATACTTTTGATGGTAACGTTTATGTTGTTGACCAAGTGAACCCAGAGACAGGTGAGTTTGACGAGCATAAGGTGATGTATGGCTATCCTTCTGAGGAGGCTGCTACAGAGGCTTATCTTGCCAACTACTCCAAGGGCTGGAAGGGACTTGGTAAGGTTACTTCTGTGGCTAAGTCTACCTTTGACAAGTGGCTGGAGTCTTCTGACCGCAAGACTAAGCCTTTTGCGGAGTATGCTATGGTGCAGAAGGAACAGGCGAAAACTAATAGTGATTTTATTGCCCAGATGGAATATGATTACGAAAATGATATTCACCCATCTGAGGAGGATAAGCCTAAGATGCAAAAGTTTGTTGAACGTTTGCTTAATTTCCATTCCGATAAGGAGGACAAAATAGATTCGGGCTATACAATCTTATCTTCTAATATTCAAGGTGATAAGCTATATCCTAATGAAAAGAAATGGTTTGGTACAGGAAAATATCGTAAAGGCGTATCTTGGGTAGATAAGCAGAATAGCTGTGCTTATGAAGTCAATCCTAGATTTAATAAGCGTGGTTATCTTTCTGCTGTTGGGGTCCATAAGATAGTTCCTTTAATGAAATTTGATCGCGATGTGAAGGAGGTGAAGCCAGCTGAAATGACGGAGGCGCAGAAGGTGGCTTATGATGCCGTTTCTACTATGCTTAAGAAGGCTGGCATCCCTGTAAAGGTTGTTAGCAATGAGGATATGGAGAAGGTGGCTGAGGCGCAGGATAACATGGCAGTAGAAATGCTTTTGAATGATCCTCGTCTTCGCTTCTATATCAAGACTCCTGAGCAGAAGGAGGCGGCCAAGGCTGCTTATGACTGGGCTGCAGGGAACAGACCGGACAAATTTAAGCAGTATGCCATCGTTAATATGGATAATCCGAACCAACCTCCTCAGTACTTTGAGAAGAAGGACTTAGCAGAGAAGTGGCGCAAGTACTATACCAATGCCTGGATGATAGGAAACTACAAGGCCTTTAATCTCAATAAGCCATTTGAGGATCAGATCAAGGACGTAAAGGGTGATGTTCCTAGTGAGTTTGACCCTTATAAGGCAGAATCTCTGCTCAATAAGAGAATCGAGTTAGAGAAGCAGATTAAAGAAACCGAGGATTCCTATAATGCCAAGAAGAAAGAGCGCGCAGAGTATCAAAATCAGTTAATGCAGGACTATATGGATCAGCATGGCTTATCTTCTGAGAACGATATTCCAGATGATGTTTGGACTGACTACAGGGATAAATCCTTTGAAAAGTATCAAGATACACTTGATGACTTGTTCCATAAGTATGTTGAGTTAGATAATCAGTTGAAGGCTGTTGCTGAGCCTGGAGTGCAGTATTTGAAGGGTAAGGGTGTGGTTTATGGCTACACTGATGGCAAGCAGATTGTGCTGAACCAGGAGCATCTGAATCCCAACACTCCTATTCATGAGTATCAACATCTTTGGCGTACTGCTGCCAAAAACATGAATCCGGAACTTATAGAGCATGGTGATAAACTCATCATGCAGACCCAGCTATTTGCCGATTTGAAGAAGGATCCTAACTATAATTATCTGACAGATGAGCAGATTTGCGATGAGGCTTTTGCTCGTTTGACCGGTGAGGATGGAGCTGCCATTCTGGAACAGATGGCTAAGGATGCTATCAAGGAGAATCCGCTTGATACAGCCAAGGAACTGAGCGTTATCAATAAGTTGAAGGAGTGGCTGAAGAAGTTCTGGTATTGGACTCTTGATACATTTACGAAGTGGAAGCCTGAGGACATTAAGAAAATGACCTTGGAGGATATTCGTAATCTTGTGTTGAGAGACTTGGCGAATGGGGTGGACCCACGTACTGTGATGAACGAGAAGAAAGAAGGGGTTAAGTTGTCGAATAAAGAAAAAGACGATGCAACAGAGCGAATCGATAAACGAATTGCAGAGTTGAATCGTCAAGAGAAGGAGCAATCTCTCAAATCCGAAAACGGAAACTTAGCCGAATCCCATGATAATGGGTACCTCCCATCTAAGGATAATCTTGATGGCGTGCAAAGCGTTGCTCCTTCATCTGCAAAGATAGATAAAAAATTCCCAACTAAGACTTTTTATCTAGGAAATTTAGCAAACTTTATCACTTCAATGGGGAAAAATGCCGATATTACTGCTGGCAACTTCACAAAAAAGTTGTTTGAAGGTATGGGTATGACTCCGCATGGAAAAGATACACAAGTTTCTGAGTACTTCAAATATCAGACAGATGATGGTGGAAAGACTACCGTCCGCCTTTCTGATCATAGTGGAAATGCACTCAGCATTATCAAAAAAGGTGGTAGGGCAGATAAAGGCTACTCTATAGTGGTTCGCGTTGACTCTTCACCTAAGACTAAATTCAAGGCTAATAAGTATTCTAATGTAGCAGAATATGTATATGAGAATCCTAACGCTGATGGTTTGAAGGATATAGCTCGCAGTGTATTCAACCTAATAGACACAGGCGAATATTTGGACTTGGCAGGAGCCAACGAAGTACACGTTTCGCCTAGAAACAATGATGCCGATAAAACTCTTGCTGGAGTTCATAATATTACTGAGGAGAAGCTGAGAAAGGCTTTGAAGCTGGGTGGTTTGGCCAACCCTTCTTTGGCAGTGATAGATACAAGCAAGAGTGCTCATGATAACTTTGGAGAGATTTCCTTCATCGCTCCTTCTGCTCTTGTGGATAAGCGTACTGGCAAGACTGGTGGTACTTGGATTACTGATGCCTACACTCAGCGTTATCCTTCCGTAGAGCGACAAATGAGCGAAAAGGGCAGTCAGAAGTTTGAAGACTGGGTTGACAGCCTTGAATACCCTAGTGCTGCTAAGGCAGAGATTAAGAGACAGACCAAGGATGTATTGGAAGACAATGGTGTTCCTGCTTGGGAGTTGATGTATCTTAAAGAAAAGGGCATTGATATTAAGGCGTATGATTCTAATGTTGATTATCGCTGGAAAGAGATTATTAACAAATATCCTACTGTAGATGATATTCTGAATAGTATGCAGAATGACCCTGAACTGAACGAAGATGTAATGAGTCTTGCTAAGTATCAAATTGTGAAACCTACAAGGGATAAGATTTCATTGGAGGTGAGAAGACAGATATATAAGGAAACTGGTGTTAAAACAGCTCCTATCAGTCCTAAAGTAAGAAAGAAGGTAAATGAAATCTTTGATCGTGACTATAAATCAACCTTGCTTGATAAGGATGGTAAGCCAAAGGCTGAGGATGTGAAGAAGGTTGTTGAGCAGATGGTGAAGGAACACAACGACACCAAGAAGTATGACTTCTATCTGTCTAAGGTGAAGGCTAGTAATTACGTCCACAAGAATGGTCTTTATGCTGATTATATCAGATGGCAGGAGAACAAACTGGATGAGTTCGGAACAAAGAACCGTATCTTCCGTGGCTATAAGAAAGATGGTTCTCGAAAGTATGTGCCTGAGACTCTTGAAAATGTGTCAAAGGCTATGAGAGAGGAGGCTAATGGGCAGACAAATGGAGGTGAATATACTTCATTTGGCAGCTTTATCGCCAAATTGGCTAGCCGTGTTGACTCTACTTCTGAAATGCGTGCCAATAAGGAGAAGTTGTCTTCTAATAAGGATAAGGAAGAGTTCTACGAAAAATGGCAGGATGTGTATTACGATCTTGCCAAGACATTGTATAACGATGTGTTCTATGGTGAGCAGAGACTTCATGACATCGTATTGCAGCCTGATCCTAAGAAATATGCCAAGAAAGAATATGGCATAACTCTTACTCCTTCCTTCATGAAGAAGCTGGATTCTCTTAAGAATGCTGTGCAGAACGAATTGAAGAGTGCTTATTTCGAGACCAAGTTTAACCGTCCTGTTCATCTTAATGAATTTGTGGCTGCTGTTGTGCCTAATGATTTAGGTGAGGATGTTCGCAAGGGACTCGAAGAATCTGGGTTGTCTCTGTTTGACTACGACCCGGAAAAGGAAGGTGACCGCAGCCGTGCCTTCAACGAAGCTATCAATAGCAATCATGAAATCCGTTTCCATCGAGTGACTGAGGTGAAATCTCCTATCATGGAGCAGAAGTTGCAGAAGCATCCTGATTCGCTGATGAAGGCTGGAACTTACTTTAGTGGTGGTGGCCTTGTAGAGGAGGGACTAAAGGGCATTATCGACCCTGTAGTGGCTGTGGAGTATGACCGGAAGATAAGTGGCGTGTATCGCAACAACTTCGGACAGCATATTGTTACGGCTGACGTGAGAGACGTGGACCCTAAAGAACTGGTGAAGCATATTGATGGTGAGGTTGAGTATTTTCATGCGTCGCCTGTATGCAAGAACTATTCGCAGGCCAAAAGTAATAGTGGAGAGGTGGAACTTGACAAGGAGACTGCCAAGAGTACTGCCGACTTTATCAATGCAGTGAAGCCGCGAGTGGTGACCATCGAGAACGTGAAGGGTTACAAGGACTCTGAGGCGATGAAGATTATCACCAATGAACTTGACAAAAATGGCTATACATGGGATTCTGATGTGTATAATGCCGCAGACTATGGTGGCTATACCAGCAGGGAGCGACTGATTGTTAGAGCCGTGAAGGACGGAGAACTACCTGAAAAGCCAAAGAAGCAACCACGTAAGGGTGGATGGCTAGAGGCTGTGGAGGATATTCTTCCTACTCTGACGGTGAAGGAAAGCGGTGTGGCTCCATGGATGGATGCCAGATTGAAGGCTGACGGAATTGACTGGCAGAAGGTGGAGAAGCCTCTTTACGTAATGGGCAGTGCTTATGCCGATGGCAAGATTCCTCATGCCTATGGGGATGAGATTCTGCCTACGCTGAGAACCAAGAGCGGAGACGTGATTATCATGCCGGGTGGAAAGGTATTGCGTGCTGATGGCAGGGTATTGGCTAGGATTACCGGACTGGGCGATGACTATAAATTGCCTAAGACGGAATCTTTGGCACATACAATCATTGGCAATGGTATTCCGGTGCAGTTGACCAAGGGTGTTATTGCTCCTCTGCTGAATAAGGATGACTTGTCGGGCAGAAATGTATTGGCACGACTTGGCAGCTCTATCTTCAAGAACAACTGGGATGCAGACAAGCAGAAACAAGTGAGCGACCGGGTAGTGAACACTGCCAACAAATTGGGTGGTGCTGAGGCTACAGTTTACACTTCTGTGGATGAGGTTCCAGATGCTTATCTGAGTGATGTGAAAAATGGTGCTACAGGATGGTATGACCCTACTACGCACACGGTACATGTTTATCTGCCTAATTGTGCTGATGCCAACGAGGCTGAGAGAACCGTGCTTCATGAGAAGATAGGCCATGAGGGTATGGAAGTACTTCTTGGTGGCGAAGATGGCGTGAGAAAGTTCGCCAACTTCGTTTATCGTTCCGTAGGTAAGGATGTTCGAGGCAAGATTATTGACTTTGCCAATAAATATGATCCGGACTGGAAGAACTCTGACCGCATGAATGTGGGAACGCAGGAGTATATCGCTCATTTGGCTGAGGAGGGTCCTAAGACTGCTGAGGATTTTTCTCTTTGGACCAAGATTAAGCATTATCTTATCAAGGTGCTTAAGAAGCTGGGTGTTCGTGTGCCGGGACTTCTCAATGACAAGGATTTGAGATACTACCTGATGAAGGCTGGCAAGGCTCTTCACGTTTGGGACGAAATGCCTCAGGAGAAGCAGGAAGCCATGATGAAGCAGGCTAGCAATGCTGAAATCAAGGATGCGCTATCTGATGGTGCAGGTAAGGGTAAACCACAAATGAAGAAGGGTGAAAGTGCCATCCAATTCATAAAGCGTGCGAGTGAATGGGAGCGATGGAAGGAAGCCAGAGAGGACGAGAACGACCCAGAGCCACCTATGTTCTATGACTTCGACAAGGATGCCGAGGGTAAGAAGGAATGGGAACGCCTTAACAAGGAATGGCGTGACAGCCATCATCTGCAGGGTGACGAAATGCCGATTGAGCCGGAACGCAAGGAAGGCGAGACGGAGGAGGCGTTTTCCTCTCGTTACAAGGAATGGGAGAAGTGGAACGATGCTATGGCCGACAAGGAGAACCCAATGCCTGATATGTTCTCGTTTGAAAAAGAAAAGCAGGACGAGGCTAGACAGAAGTACGAAGACTGGTTGACAAAACACGAACTGAACGAACAGAACAATGCCGACCTGGACTTGTATGAGGGTAAGATTTATCCGGCAGAGACCAATCCGGAGGCTGATGCCCTGGAGCAGCGAGTGATGCAGGACTTGGCAGAGGTGACCAGTACGGACGTGAGCAAGGAGGGTGCAGCTCGTAGCGTACATGATGCAGTTATCTATCGTAGAAAGAATATAGAGAGCGCATCAGCAGATGATGCTATATTCATCAATAGTGTCAAGCAAGATCTTAACAAGATAGCGAATACTAGCTATCTAGGAAGAAAGGCTGATGCTATTGCTGATGCGGTCAAAGAAACGGTAACAGGTAAATCTCCAAAGACTCTGGCAAAGAAAATGGCGGAGGCTATACCTTATATTATAGAGGCTCCTAGAAGAATGCGTGATATTGCAGATGAGATGAATGCGGTTGGTGCTTTTGAAAACGGACATATTCATGTGACCGCAAATGACATTGATGCTATTCAACCATTTACAGAAGAGTTGAGGAATCTAGCTTCAAAGAATCATAAGGTAGAAAAGGATGGCAAGGAAACAATTGTTTATGACGATGTTCCTTCTATGGCAGAAGTCGCAAGTAAAATGGCTAAAGCAATCAACGACAATCATGTTGGAGAGGAAGGTTTCGTGCCTGTAGATGGTACGGACATCTTAGCCGAGCATGTATTACCAGTTATATTGAAGCGTATTGTTCCAAAAGGTATTGAGTATCAGAATCTGAGTGAAGAAATGCAATCTCTCCTTGACAAAATCAGAGAATGGTATGATAAGACGTTCACTTGGTTAAAAGATAGTCATACTGTAAGAGAGGACATAGGCTATACTAAAGACTATGTAAATCATCGGTGGGACAAGAAAAAAAGTGATGATAAGGCTTATGCTGATTTGGTGGAAGGCAGACAGCGCACAAAGAGTCCTAATGAAAAGCCTCGAAAGATAAGTACTTTTATGGAAGGTGTTGATGCTGGGCTTGTGCCTAAGACAACTGATATAACAGACTTGTTGGCTTATTACAGCCAAAGTAACATTGAGGCGTTTGCTAACAAGACGTTCCTTCAAGAATTGAGTGGAATCAATGTTATAGAGCGCAACAAGGATGGCGAGATTACTAGTAGTATGCCATTATTAACTAGTATACAGCCAAAAGAGATGATGGTGGATGAAAACAAATATACTCCTTATGTTGTTCCAGGCATTAATACTGTTTGGGTTTACAACCAAGGTAAGATATTCAATAAATCTGCCGAGGATTGGTTTAATGCTGCATTTGGCACTGTAAAATTACCAAAAGTATTGAAAGGTGTCAAGAATGCAATGAGTATAGCTAAGACCTTAGAACTTGGATTCTCTGGTTTCCATGCTGGAGCTTTGACCGAGGTGTATGCTGTTCAAAATTCTGCTGAATTTGGACCAGCAAAAGCTATGGCTTACTTTATGAAGTATCTTATTACAGACACAGCCAAGAATCATCAACTTCCAGCCTTTGCAAATCCTGATGTATTCAAGGAGGCTGCTAAACATTTGGTGAAGTTCGGCTCTGCTTCTGACTATGCAACAGCCGATATAGAAAACCTCTATGAAAAGGTGCATTCTTATGTAGCAAGACTTCATTCTAAGTTAGTTGAGGGTAATGTGGCAATGAAAGCAGGTTCTTCCGTAACCTTCCCTTTGGAGGTGGCAACAGAGTTGTTAAAGATGTCCCAGAAGGGACTTGATGTAGCTCTATGGAGTTATCTGCATGATGGCTTGAAATTGGCAACTTATCAGCTACGTGCTGAGCGTACAAGGGAAAGAGCCAAAAAATTAAATTGGGATGAAGATATGCTGAATAAGGCATTGGACGAAGATGGTCAATTCGTGAATGATATGTTTGGAGGTCAGCACTTCGATGTGCTTGGTATCTCTAAAAAGATGCAAACAATTCTTGATTTCGTCTTCTTATCAAAGGACTGGCTTATCTCAACAACTAGACATGCATTGTCTATCTTCGGCTATGGTTCAATTTGGAATGAGGCAAGTATCAAGAACTTCATGGAATATTACAAGCATGTTCTTGGTAGAGGTGAAATGACAAAAGAAGACTATCTGAGATTGTCACGTTCAAAATCAGGTCTCCTTTGCTATGGTATCGGTTTCATGATTGGATATGAAGGTTTATCTCAATTGGTTAATGCAGCAATGCGTGCATGGGACGAAAAAAAGCAGAAGGAGAAGGCTGATGAGATACGTAAGACCAATCCTAGCTACAAGAGTTCTTACGAATTAGCATATCCTAATGGTATGCACTGGTACGACTACTTGATGCGTGGCAATAGCCTTGGGCAACAGAGCAAAATCTTTATGGGTCGCTATGCTGATGGAACAGAAATGTATATCCGTCATGGCAAGCAATTCAGGGAGATACCAGAGTTGTTCTTTGATGCCAAAGATAACTTTGCTATTCCTGGACCTATGGTTAGACGCATGTACGGAAAGGCTAGTCCGTTATTAAGAGGAATGATAGATACTTATAAATGGTATTTGTCACCTGATTATGGTGATAAGGAAATGCAGAGAAAGTATGGTGAGAATCTCGGTTTGATACCGAAACTTGCTTCTTACTATATTCCGTTTGCCGTTCCAACTCAAAAGGATAAGGAGTTTAAGATGCTTGATTTGGTGTTCCCTTCTTCCAAGGGATTCTCCAGATATAAGGCACAAGATTACTTCAAAACCTTCATCATGTCAGAGGACAAGCAAGGATTAGCCATGACTTACAACGCTTGTGTACAAAATGGTATTGATCCGGAAGTGCAGCTGAAAGCAGCGATTTCTTCAGTGAAGGCTTTGGAAGCATCCGAAATGAGCGATGGAGTGACTTCCTTACAGGAGGCTAGTAAACGCTTTGATGCTGCCAAGAGTATCACGGAAAAGAAGAAGATGCGCCAGAAGATGAAGAAATTCCTCTCGCAGAGTGATTACAAGGCTTTCACCCAGAAGGAGGCTCTGGACATGGTGCAGGGTTATCTGAACGGTGATGAAGACTTGAAGGAAATGGAGAAGGCTGAAAGCAAGTACCTGATGAAGGCTAAGGCAGAGGACGTGACGGAGGACTGGAGAATACAGAACGTCTGGAACGGAACCATGGAGACTTATCAGGAGTATCAGCGTTTGAAGGATGTTGATAAGGCGAAGGCAAATGCCTTTAAGAACAGCAAGACCAACAAGCGACTGTTTGCGGCTAGAAAGGCTATCTCTGCTGCAAGAAGGAAGATGAATAAGGCTAAGAAGCAAATGGATGGTACAAACGATGCTGCCAAACTGGTAGAGATTCGGAATACCAGAAAGGAGCTGCTTAAAACGTTGAACGGAATGGAGTAGCCTTCGGGCTACTTCACTCTAGAAAATGTTCTATATTTCCGAAAATAGGCATTGGCTAATTCAATTTTATGTTCGATATTTCTACAAACAGAAAAAGGGACTTGCTTCACAGCGAGTCCCTTTTTGATAGTTATAAAAAATCTAAATCCAAATAAATTTATAATAGTTATGATTAATGAATCATTTGTGTGTTTAAAGTTGAAGACATTGGAGCGATGTTATCCGAGAGAAGTACCAGATGCATTCTCTGGTTCCTTTTTCTTTGGTGATGCCCAGCGAATGTAATCAGCCATGCTGTCATCCATGCGCTGTTGTTCACTCTTTGGATTCTCCTTCTTTTTCTCGCCCCAGAGACGTTGGGCAATATCATCCAAACACCACTGCCAATCGTCTCGAAGAGTGATGACCTTGGAACTTGGCATGATGGTTACATCTGCCTTTGGTGGATCAACACGCTTGGTGTTGCCATCCTTATCGGTCTCCTCCTTGGTACTGATAGAGGCGAAAGGCACGTTATTGTCATTAAGAAACTTCTCCACATCCTCCTTCTTGTTGTCGCAAAGGAGAATGCAGACGGAAACCTTATTCTTTTTCAAGGTGGTGAGGGCTTCTTTAGCCTTGCCTACCAGGGAGAGGTTGCCTTTATCATCTTTTGTGATGACGCAGGCTTCGTGAACATTGATAGATTTACTCATACTTAAAAACGTTTTTAAATGAAATGCGGAACAAAAATACTAGGAAATGATGGAAAAGTAATGTTAAGTTGCGCAACTTATCACTAATAAGCGAGAAAAATGCGGTATTTTTGGCGAAAAATTAAGAATTATGGTTGACAATCATGTAATAAATGACATATCGAACTATGCAGAGCCGGGACCAGACTCACTTGAAGGAGTGAGCCGGGAGCGGTTTACGCAGAGCGAAAGCAATCTTCTGTTGCTGAAATGGGCTTGCCAATACTTCTATGATGGTGCAGAACTGAGAAAGAAGTGGAAGCGAGCGCAAGACTTCGTGATGGGAAGACAGTTGGAAGAGCTGATAGAATGGAACGGAAGAAAGATTACCATCCGGCAGTATATGGAACTGAAAGGTATGCCAATACTGGAATACGATGTAATCGGAGACAAATTGCTTTCGCTCGTAGGTCTTGTGCGCCAGCAGCGCAGTACTGCTACATGTAGTGCCGTGGATCCAAACGAGGAAGACTATATCAGTTTCTTTAATGAATATCTTCGTCAGAACGACAACTTGAACGACAGGCAAGAGTTAGATGCGAGAATGTTCTATGCCTTCTGTGTCTTCGCCTTTGTAGCCATGAAAACCTATTATGGCAGAAGGGATGGCAAGAATGGTATCTTTGACTATTCTGTAGACATCTTTAAGCTAGCTTTACCACCTTTCTTTAAGTATGACCTGAGCGATGTGGAATTTATTGCTGAGGCTCATGATTTGACTTGGCGTGAGATTATTGCTACCTTTACAAATGGAAGCAAGGAAGAGTCCAATAAACTCAGTGAGATCTATCTACAGACGCAGCACCATTTTGCGCCCGAACAGACTTATCACCCGACTGGTGAAGCCCAGTATGCCGGAATTGATGATTTCACCCATTCTTCAGTAGTAGGCAAGTACCGGGTATTGGAAATCTGGACAAAAGAAACCAGACCAGCCATTTGGGTACATGACTGGGAGAGTGGAGATTGCGGCTATGCTTCTCCTGACCAGCGAGCCTTCTATGAGGAAAAGAAGCGCAAAATAGAGGAATCCAACATCATGAAAGATGAAAATGGCCTACCTGTGCTCGATGAGGATGGTGAGCCTATCTACTATGTAGACCCTTCTGAACTTAAGACCATCGAAATTAAGGATGAGGCAGAAACCTACTGGTTCAGAAGATATATCACACCGAATGGCTATCTGCTGGATGCCAGGGAATCACCATACTATGTGCTCAGGGACGGATTCAGAACTTCTATCCATCCATACACCTTCGTTGCCTATCCATGCTTGAATGGCGAAGTAAGAAGTTTTACGATGCGAGCCGAAAACAACCAGCGCACCTTGAACCATTATATGATGATGATCAACTTCATTGTAGCGAATGGTGCCAAGGGAACGATGCTTGTTGACGAGAACGCATTGAGCGAGAAACAGAGCATCGATGAAATGCAGGTGAACTATACCAAAACGGATAGTATCATCTTGTGGAACTCCAAGAATGGAGGTAAACCACCTCAGACATTGGTCAACAAGAGTATTCCGGCAGGTGTTGACTTCATGGTGAATTTTGCCAAGACGATGGCAAGCGAGGGAAGTGGTGTGCAGGGTGCTCTTCAAGGACAGCACCGGAATACCAGCGGTAAGCAATATCAGTTGGAAAGAGAATCATCATCTACCACCATACAGGACTTTGTTGAGAGTTTCAACAACTTTAAGGTACGTGTGGCCAAGAAGAAACTTTACCTGATACAGGAATTTTGTACCGATGCTGACAGCGTGAAACTGACAGGTGATGAATTTGAAATTCACTTCAATTCAGAGACCATGAGGGATATGGATCTAGACGTTTCTATCGACTTGGACGCATACAGTCCACTTATCAGAGCAGCCAACAACGATATGGCTTGGCAGATGATGGTGAGCGGCAAGATGGATCCTTATACCATGCTTACGGTTGCTAATTTCCCTGGTACAGGAAGAATGAGAAAATACTTCAAGGAACAACTGGAAAAGCTAGAAGCTCTTCAGGCACAGCAAGCAGCCAATGGACAGATGCCTACAGATGGAGGGCAACAACAGGCAACAGCACCTGATACGCATCTAAAGGATTCCAGTGATGGAGCAAATGATTTGGCAGCTCTTCCTTCGGCAGCTATGTAGAAAAGAAGTTCTTAGTTAATTTATAATATTGAACGAAATGTTGTTCGGTTCTTAGATTAGATTATTTTATTTTTTTAGGTTTATTAGTTTTTAAGGTTGTTAGATTGTGAAGAGGAAGCCGTGATGGCCTCCTCTTCTTTTTGTTTAGTCAATACCATGTTTCTTCTTGTATATGCGTAACTTAAACATCAGGGTAGAAACTCGGTACATGTAGTATTCTTGCCATTGTTTCAACTTCTTGGCCCTAACCTTGTTGTCGGCATCGCATCCGATGGCTCCCCACTTGGAAGGAGTGTAGTAGTAGGAGGCAGCCTTGATGTCTTCTACGTTCTTGAAATAGCGAGTGCCTTTCCACTTGCCCATCTGGACTAATCTTCGATATGCGAGCATGCACTTGCGGTTAGGATCGTAAGTCATAATCGCCCAATCTTTATGCGACTGGTCGTAGAGCATGTAGAAGCGAGGCGCACCACATTCTTTATACTTGTCAATGGTTGCCTTGACTCCTTTTTGCCACATGCGTGTGGCACGGAAGAGTTCGATACGAGTGACGATAGGCTGGTAGATGGCTATGAGCATCTTACGCAGCAGGTTTGAATAACTTTGTTTCATTTTTCTTTTTACTTTTAATTATTAACTTATATGGACAGGCGATAGAATCGCCTGGAACGGTGACTATACAGGGGCGTATCATGCTGCTGGCTAGATAGAGGCTAGCTGCCACCACCTATGCCTGACAACTCAGCTACTACTGGAGGGCGATTGCGGAGACGTTCACGTTCTATCTCTGCTTTTGAACGGAATGGAACGATTTCCGGTGCTGGCATATCCTTCTCTACGTAGAGGGCTATGGCTCTGGCCATGACACGGTCATCATGCTTTCCGGCTACGGCTCCATAGCAGTCGTTCTGCTTGTAATAGAGGAAATAGGTACATTCGTCTATTGCCGCAAGTTCTCGTTCCATATAGCCACCATCACGGATGATGCGAGCCATGGTCTTCACTACGGCCACCTTGGTTGCCTTGTTGGTGTTGAATCCCCATTTCATTTCGATATTCTTCACCTTCTTCAGTTTGCTCTGTGATGCGCTATAGAGATTATCGTATAGAGGCAGAAGGATAGGGAAGAACAACTCTGACTGATTACCCTCAGTATTGTTCATGCGCGAGTAGGCAGTATTGTTCTCGATGACCAGATAAGCATCATTATAGAAATGGGCTATCTGGGCGCAGCGCATAGCTAACTGATCGGCATCGCAGTGGCCATGCCACTCAGCTACGATTTCTGGTACACCACCATAGATTTCATCATAGCGGTCGAGGACTACTATATCAGAGAAGTCGGAGGTTTTATGAGAACCACCAATATCGCAGGCAACGATATACCGATGTCTGACAATCTCAGAGTTGTCTGGTCCAGCCCACACCTTCAATGGTCCGCCTGAACGCTCGATGAAGCGGATATTGTTCATGCAAGCATCATCGGCAGCATCATAAGAGTCACCTTCAATGTCACCCACCATGATAGGCTCAATACCCTTGCAGTCCTCTTCCATTTCCTTCAACTTGTATGGGTCGAAGACAGTTGTACCTGAGAATAGGAAGGCTTCAACATCATCAGAAGGGAACTCCTGACGCATATCGTCAAGAGTCTCATACTCCTTGGACTTCTCAATATACCAATGGATGCCCTCGAAAGATGCGCCTTTACATTCGTAGAGCCACCAATAGTACTTACCATGACCTTGCTCGTCATTGCGATTCTTCCACAGCCAGATGGCGAAATCGGCACGTTCATCCTCAGAAGCAAATGGCAATATATATTTTTCAATTTCGAACCATGCCACGAAGACAGGAGTAAATGCTGACAGTGGTTTTCCGTCTTTGTCTACTGAATTTGCGGCTACCCAAGCGTCGTGGAACTCGTTTTCTCGTCCGTTAGGCGTTGACTCTCTGACGATGAATGTTAAAGGATCTGGCTGAATAGATGATGATGCAGCCTTGATCACCTTAGCCGGAGTCCACTCTGTGGTGTTAGGGAAGAAGGCTTCCTCTGTAATATGAGCAAGGGCAGCATCACCAGAACGACAAGATTCTGGGTTACGGGCAGAACCCGTCTGTATCTTGCAATCGCGTGGAATGAGATACTTGATATTCTGTATGGTTCCTGATGTCTTGATTTTGCGAGGGTCGTTCTTGAATGGTACACCAATATCGTAGAAGAGCCATGTAGGAATGGCATTAATTAGCTTCTCGTACATATCGAATACCTGTGTGGCAGATGAAGACTGGTGGCCAACGATATTACTATTCCAGTTTGTCTTCCAGAAGATCTGCAGCCAAGCCATGTAGATGTCGGTAAGGGTAGAACCACCCCATTGGCGGCACTTCAAGAGAATGACACGGATATAGTGGTACTGACTGTGAAGGCGTAACTGTTCGAAGACCTTGGCTAGTTTGATCTGGGCATTGCGAAGAAGAAAAGGTATATCCTCGCCACCATCCTTATTCTTGATTCGGGCATAGGCGTAGGCGAAGAAATAGAAATCGTGCTTACAGCGCAGGCGGATGAGATACCGGAAGACAGCATCACGAGCCTTCTCTTGGTCGAAGTCTGGCATGTACTTATCGCAAAAGGCCTCTATAGAACCACATTTGATGATGGCACAGAACTTCTTTTCCTTCAACATTTCCACCGGGAGCCAGAGTTTCTTTCCCTTTAAGAAATCCGAGATGACACATTCAAAGCGGAGACCAGGGGCATTCTCTCCTGTAATGGGACGATAAGTAGCGAGGAGACTTTGGAGTCTTCTCTTATCTTCTTCAAGAATCTCTTTGAGTTTCTTATCAGAAATCTGCTGCTGAGGTCGAACCTTTAAGGAGGATTTTGCTACAGGCATTCGTTATATATAATAATGTTAAGTGTTGAATGTTAAATGTTAAGTGTGTTGGCATGTCGGATAAATCTCTCTGCCTTAGCATAGATGAAACCTAAACAGAATAGGACTATGTGGAAGATACCAGCTATGTAAGGGAGGAGGAAACCTATAGCCATACCGAGCATCATTTGCCAGAAGTAGATGCGGTGATACCGATAATACCATTGCGCTGAGAATCCCATGAAGAAAGAAATCAATACGGATGCACCCAATACAGGTAATGCCGGATAGTATACGAACGATAGCAACACGGAGCAGAGCCAGGCAGCCAGTAAGCGATGGAAACGGAACTGATGATGAACCATCAATATGCACCAGACGTTGATACCCCAGTGTATAAAGTTGGCATGACCGAACATATAGGCGAAATGGGTGTATAATGGCGATGATGGAGACACAGCCAGCGAAGCATGAAGCGGAATGATGAAAGCCATCAGGAGGATGATGAGAAGTGTAATATATAATGTACGCATAATGGAAGTGATTTATCGAGTTATGAATGATGTTTTCTTATTGCGGAAATAATTGTTTATTTTCATCTGTATGTAGCGTGGAGCCATACCCAAATTGGGCGCAGGAAGATTCAGGCATACATACACAAGATTTTTGGTATTGTATTCCTTGTATTGATCCATCTGCCGGAGACGCAAGAAATCCTGATAGAAATCTTCAAAGAGTTTTTCTTTCATGGCTTGGTATTTGCCGAATTTAGGCTTTTCCCCCTTGATGCGTTTACATACATACCGATAGGCTGTGCTATCGGCGAGATAATAGCAAGAGGCAGGCATCTTGGCGATGTAATCGCATATCTTAGCCATGGTGGTAGGATATTCTACCATCCTCTTGGCCTTACGAAAGAGCAGATACATTTCTTGGTCTCTTTTAAGGTAAATTTCGGATATGGAATTTAGATGTTTCATACCAGCAAAATTAATTCATCAAGATGCAGAACTTATCACAAAGTAATGCGAAATTTTCCTTAATTTAGCACACAAATATTAAAAATGAATATTTATGGCAAAAGAAACTATTGATAATCAGAATGTTAAGTCAAAGCGAGATTCTTTCAGAGAGCGTCTTGCTCAGCGTTATCCGGACTTGAATATGGACGATGATGAGGCTGTTTATGGTCAACTTTCGACCGATTACGACCAGTATGACCAGAATAAGCAGAAAATGGATGACTTCAACAAAATGTTGCAGGACAACCCTCATGCTCCAAGTCTGGTGACAGGTCTTGTGACAAAGAAAAATGCCGATGGCAGCGACTTCAATTTTATCGATTTCATTATTGATGAAATGGGTCAGGACTATATTGATGCCATCAATGGTGACGAGAAGGCTAAGGCTCGTTTGAAGGCTAGTGAAAAAGAGAAACTTGAAGCCAGCGAGAAACTTGCCAAAGAAAAGGATCTTCTTGCAGCCAACATAAAGCAGTCGGATGATGAACTTGATGCAGCCATTAAAGAAGCGAAGTTGAAACCTGAGGCTATTACTGAGTTGATAGAGTGGCTTTACAAGCGTAGCGATGATGGCGAGGATCATGATGATGATGGTTTCGTATGGCGTGCAGCTCGTTATGATCTGAAGAAAGAAGACTTCTTGCGCCTCTTCCAGATAAAGGACTTCGACAAGGCTGTGGCTGATGCAGAAGAGCGAGGCTATAAGCGTGGCAAGAACGAGAAGATAGACCAGCAGAGGCAGCTTCACGATGGGAAACAAGGTGGTAAGAAGAACATCAACATTGATGGTGGCGGTGGTGCTCCTTCTCTCCCAAAAGAGAAGAGCCGTACAGAACAGGTGTACAGCAAGATGATTGGAATGTAGAATTAGAAATTTATAATTAATAATTTTAAATGTATAGATTATGAAACAGTTTAAGAAATGGTTTGGTTTCATGATGGCGGTGCTCGTCATGATTCTTAGTGGTGGAAGTTCTTATGCAATGGCAGAAAATCCTCCTGCTATTCCATCTGGTGAAGGTGGTGGTGGCGCGACAGGTCCTACAGATGGTCCTGGTGTTGGTGGTACTGGTCCTAAATGGGCAGCTGCTAGTCAGGAACAGCAGGAAAAAATGGGAAATTGGGACTACTATGTAGCACATGTTAACCCAACCGTGGTAGAAATGAAATTGGAGAGTTGCCCTATCGATCAGATTCTTCGAGCTTCGAAACGAATGACTCCTGTTGACAGCAACCGCATCGAATATTATTCCATCGGTCAGCGACCAATCAAAACCAAACTAACTGAGAAACTTGCTAAAACTACAAGTGGTGGCTCAGTGACATTTAAGGTAGAAAATCCTACAGTGTTTGGTATTGGTGATATTATCATGGTTAACGGCATGCTGGGTTATGATGATAATGGTACCGACAGAAGCAAGATGATTCCTCTGCAGTTGCGAGTTACGTCTGTTGACAACGATGGTAATCCAACCTGTTATGCACTGAATGGCAAAAAGAATTCATCACGTGGTAACAGAGACATTCCTGAGGATATTGCCATTGGAACAGTAGTAATGCGACTTGGTAGAGCCGCTGGAGAAAAGGAGGTTGAAACAGGTAGTTACTATTCTATGCCTGACAAGAGCTTCCAGTATTGCCAGCGATTCATTATGCAGGTAGAGGAATCTCTTATTGACCGTATGATGAAGACCCAGGTTCAGTGGGACTTCACCAGACAGGAGAAAATGGCGATGGACGATATGCGTCAGGGCCAGGAGTTGAGTGGTCTCTTTGGCTATCGTTCTCAGTCGAATGGTGGAAAGGATGTTGGTATGGTATACACTATGGGCGGCATCTTCTGGGAAGCTGGAAAGGATTTGCAGATAGGTCACTGGGAGCCAAAGATGCAAAGGAACGATAAAGGCGATCTTGTTCCTGTAACAACGAAGGTAAAGGTTACAAACTCTGATGGTGCAACTGAGGTTGTGAAGCAGGTATACGAGTATGTAATCAGCGAGAAAGAGTTGACTCAGTTTATTGCTGCTATGTTGAAGGGTGCAGGTAACTCTAGCCGTACCAAACTCCTCTTTGTTGACAACTTGATTTATCAGGCATTTGCTAACCTTCGCTCTAACAAGCGTATCATTACACAGACAGAAAAGGACTATCAGGGTTGGAAACTTGATTTCGAGAAGTTCGAAAGTATGGGTACTAAGATTCTGATTTATCGTCACGATGCTTTTAACTCCTGGGGTATGGATGGTAGAGCTTTCTGCCTGGATGCTCGTTATCTGGATAAGTATGTATTCGGCACATGGACCAGAAATGAGTTTAACGCTAAGGATCTCTTGATTCGTAACACAGCAGGTGTTGTGATGGAGGAGTATAGCTGCTGGGTACTGACCTTCCCGGATGCTCATGCGCGTGTTGCCCGACCGGTCTTCACTGGTGATGGCGTGACCGATGAGGAGATTCAGGAGGCAGCGTAATCATCGTATAGGAAACTGATAGTTTTCTACATATCAATCTAGGGGATAGTTGAGGCTAATGCAGTCTCACTATCCCTTCTCACCATAAACACAAATAGATATGTATAGATTTGTAGCTAAGAGCATGCTCATTTTTGTAGTGACTCTGCCGAGCGGACTGATCAAGAACATTGAGTTTGAGCGGTGCAGCAACGATGCCTATTCGTACATTACGGATAACAAGCAGGTGGCAGAATGCATCAGGAAACATCCTCTTACGAAGGCAGGCCGTATCATTGATGAGAGCCAGCCGGAAGAGGAGCAGATTCAACATCAAAAAGAAGAGCAGGTGAAGGACGAGAATGCCCTTCATTTCGAGAACATCACTAAGGCCAAGAACTATCTCCAGAAGACGTATAAGGTAGATGTAAGGAAACTGAAATCACCTGAGAGTGTGAAGGAGAAGGCTAAAGAGCTGGGTGTGGTGATTGAGTTTTAGTTTATAATTTTTAGTTAATAGGTTTCTTGCTTATGGAAGTTCTTATGAGTGACCTTGTGAAGGAAATGCGCATAGCTATGGACGAAGTGATCCATGATGAGGTGAATGACATCATTACGGATGATTCGGACACGGAAATGAAGCAAGCCATTGAAACGGCAGCACAACAGATTTTGCTGCAAGCACCGGCACAGCTGATTCTCCCCAAAAGGGTGGAAGTTTCGCTGAACGAAAGCGGCAAGCAGGATTATGATGCCATCCAAACCCAGTTTACAGATGGTCATGGATGCCTGACAATTCCTGAAGACTGGCTGAGATTGGTAGAACTGAAACTGAAAAGTTGGCAAAGCACGCTGACTATGCTGATGGAACCGGGCAGCAAGGAGGCTCAGATGCAAGCCTCCCGGTGGACCAGAGGAACGCCCCAGAAACCAAAGGGCATGATTACCACATCACCAACTACAGGAAAGCGAGTGCTGATGTACTGGACTGCCGGAAGGTATGATGCCAACCATGCACCTGTTGGAGCTGTATATGATCATGAGGTTGAACTATTCACGTATATCCCTTATCAAAAGTTAGAGGATGTGTATTCTACTGATACTGGGCATGAAAACGAAGTGACCGACCAGAAAATCATCCTATCTCTGACAGATGAATGCAAGAAATATCTTATCTATCGTGCCATCAGCATCTTCCTGGTAAGTAAGAAGGAAAGCGATTTGGCAGAGAAGTATAACCAATTATCTCAAATATAATATTTTATGGCTAGTAATATAGACACATCTTCTTCCCATTTTAAAGGGACTTTCCCCGATATTTACGCTGTGGAACGTCGTTACCCCAATGGTGGTGTGGATGGTGATTTCGTAGATATAGAAGGATGGGCACACTATTGGAATGCTGATAGGGCAACATGGTGTGTTAATGCTAAGCGTGATTCTTATTGGGATGAATTGATTACTAATATAGTAAATATTGTAAGCAAAATACGAGGAGCAACCTTTATGGGGATTGCGACAACATCCACCATTCCTGATAAGACTGATGGAGCAAAAATGTTTTATATAGCGAAGGAAGAAGGCGAATATTTCAATTTTGGTAAAGGCGTAATAGTTGATGCAGGTGTTAGCATTATCTATACTTTCGGCAACAATTGGGAGACGTATAGCTTGATCAAGCTGGAACAAGAAATGGGTAATAATCCAGGTTCAATAATGAGCCAAAAAGCTACTACTGAAGCGATTAATAATTTAGCAGAAAGTATAGTAGCTTCTGGATTTGTATTGGCGATGTCTTCATCTATGGGCTGGACTTGGAAGACTTATCAGTTACGAGTCCTTAATGCGGATGGCAGCTATAAGGCTTTTACAAGGCTATCTTTACAAGCAAGATATAATGGTTTGGATGTTACTAAAAAACTAAAAAATATAATTTGGCAACGAGATACAGGAAATGATGAATTAGATTTAGTATGGAATAAGGCTCATAAAAACGCTGGTTTAACTCTTCCATTAACCTATGAAGATTTAGGTGGAGATGAATATAGAGTAGGGCAAGTATATTTTACTTGCTCGGCAGAGTACCAGATAGCGATGCAAGCTATGGAAGCTAAATATTCTGTTCAATTTTAATTTTTAATATTTATTGTTATGGCAAATAATATTTTAGCACAGTCAGAGCAAAAGAAGATAGATATTCAGCCGGTATGCTATCATCAATGCTGCAACATGGTTGTAAGGACAAATACGGTGAACCGCCAGACTTATGATGCGGTCACTAATCTTTATACACCAGACTACAGCACTTCTAATTTGGTAGTATTCCCAGAGTGTCAACTTATAGACCCTGATAGTCCTGTGTCGTCAATCATGGTAAACTCTTCTCTTGCCTCGTTCAGATGGATTGAGGTAACATCATCAGGTCAGACGGAAATTGCTACGCAGAGTGGCAGCACAAAGGAAGGTTATCAGGTTGTCGTATCAGGTGAAAGCAAGGGACAGATAACCGTCAGTTCCAACGCTGTTGTAGGCGTAAGAAGAACGCTTCGTTTTGTAGGTACATGGGAAGATTCCGTAAGTGGATATTCCTACAGATTTACTAAAGATATTCCTTTGGTACTAGAAGATGTTACGGACGCTAGAGCCTCCATAACTCTTGATATGCCAAATACCGACAAATGGAACCCCTTCCGCCAACAACCTACCAGAACCATTAAAGCATTGGTGATGGTTGGCTCGCATAATATGACGGAAAGCACAAAGGTAAAGATATTCTGGTATCGGGTGATGAACGATAAGACCAAGAAACTTATCACTAGTGTAGATGATGAAGAAAATTGGGAGATTACATCCGCTACGACTGGAAAGAATGGTCAGATTACGTCTATTACAATAGACCGCGATAAGATGGGAGAGGAAATTACCTATGAAGTTAAGTGCGCTTACAGAATAGATGGAAATCTTCCGTCTGAACCAGAACCGGGTGATCCTGTAGCATCTACTACCCTCATAAGATGTTTTTCTCCAATCAGAGCCATGTTCACTAATTCCAATGCTAGGGTGTCTGGTAACGTGAATGTACTATTGAAAGCGATAGTCTCTGACACGCAAGGTGAGATTCCTAATTGGGAGAGCATAGCTTTCGCTAATTGGTATATCTGTACTTCTGCCAGGAATAGTGATGGAACAATTTCGACAACTAAAACTCTTATCGGAACTGGATCAGAAATTTCTGTAGAAGCAGATAAGGCTAAGTTTGTTCAACTGGAGATATGTGATCGTGGTGCTACCGCAGCTATGGTTGATGATGAAGGTAGCTATCTTGTAGATGAAGATGCCAGACTCATTGAAAAGCCAGTAATTGTTTAATCTAAATATAATTCAGTATGGCATATTATGTAAAAGTTAAGCCAGAGGTGAAGGAGAGGATTCTTCCTTCTTTCGTAACTGGCACAAAAAGTGCTGATGGGAACATTATTTTGTTTCAAAGCGACTTGAATGGTGTGACCGGTCTTACACTTAGTGAACGTGCAGAGAAAGTCGGTGGTGCACTTCTTACCCCAGAGCAAACTCGCATGGAGATTGATGGCACAGTAGAAAATCCAGCAAAGTGCTATGACCCTGACGAGGTAAAAGAGGATGCTGCTAAAAAGGAAAGCGAGGTGAATAATGGCTAATGCAAAAGCATCTACAACCGGACAGATTACCGTTGTGAGCAATGGTACTACTTTTTACACCGTTATACAATGTCAGTTAGGTGACTTGTATCAAACATATCTTGGAGATGCTGATGCACCTACCAATATTGCTCCTGACTTCGAAGCCAGTGGAGTAACCAAGCCAGTATTAGTTTTTCTTGCCTACTCTTCCGAGGTTGGCAGTGGAAATGGACTCGCATCCATAGAAAATGCTAACATGCACTGGTTTATTGGTACTACTGAAATCCTGTTCGATTCGCAGGGAGTATCGAAAAATACCTTCGGTGGGGAAACTGGTCATTTCACAAAGACAACGCAGCAGATTGGTGACGCTGAAAGTGGCTATGTCAAAGTTCAGGCTTTACAAGTAAATAAAAACCTTGTAAAGGTGAACGGGTGCAACTCGTTCCTTATTAGAGGTGAGGCAGATGTTTCTGTTGTAAACTCTTCTGTTAAACTATCTAGCGCGTATCAGGTGTCAATTACCCTTGGAACAGAAAACACCAAGAAGGTAACGATTGTTGCAGGTGATACTAATTATTTTACCATTCGCACAAAGAACGGAACTTGCAAACTTCGGGCACAGGTTGATAACAAATCTGCCGCAGGTCTTGGATATACATTCAAATGGTATATTGAAGAGGGTGGAGCATGGAGCCTACAGACTGAGACTTCTGATGTTTTTACAATATTAGAGTCACAGGTAAACTCGTCTGCCTTGGTTATGGTGGAAGTATACAAGAATGACGACTTATATGGGCAGGACGTACAGACCGTGAATGATGCTTCTGACCCTTACAATATTCATGCAAACCCTTGTGATGAAAATGGATTTCCTACAGTTGAACAATTTACCAGAGGAGATGGAAAGACTATCTACTATAAGCCTATCCTCTGGTATAATGATAATGGTGTGCGTAACACTGTTAAAAATCAAAAGTTCAAGATGTGGATCTATGACAATGCCGGTGTTTCACTGCAAAAATTCGAAACTCCAGCCGAAACCTTTGAAGTTACTAGCGAAATGATCGTTGGTCATGGTGGAGCAACCTATATTATTCAAACATCAGATTAGCCTATGGGAAGTAATATCTTAGCAATAGCGACAGGATCTATTGCAGAGATAGAGAAGGGAGCGAAGGGCGCAACAGAACGCCCTCGCACTTGGGAAGACATCCCGGATGGCTCTGCAATCGAATCCGGAACAGGCGATGAGCAATGGATTGATATTGTTCTGTATGGGAATGACTGGTATCAGTGCATCAGATCATTCACGAAGGGTAATGGCGTTGTGCCTACGAACACGATATACTTCAAGCCTATTACGGACTATAAGCGGCTTGCAACTGGGTTATTCCTTGCACATAAAGCGTATATCCACAACCTTGGTGTTGACAACATTCTCATTACAGACCAAGGAGAAGGTAAAGGCAATGTGCTTCTTAAGGCAGATAAGACCGGAATCGTGTGCAAGAGTGGAATTTTTGAAGACATTACGGTAAAGTGTAGCGGTACTTTCGAGGGGTCAGCTAAAGCAAATATGTTTTACGGTACAGTCAAAAAAGTAACACCCGGTACTACTTACCATATAGACCTAGTAAGTGAGCCGTATAATTTCTACTATGTGGAAAATCCGACTAATCGTACATTTATAATTTTGCCAAAAGCTGCAAATTACGAGGGTCTGGAGATTAATATCTTTACCAAATTGTCGTCGTCGTCGAGTTCTTTAAGCTGTCGTACAATCGTTGAAGCACAGCCCAATGACGATTTATATGTTAAGCAAAACACAGCCATCGTGCCAAGCAACATAGCGGTAGAAAAAATTAATGTTGAGTACACCAATTTCAAAAACGAAAGCGTTACAACAACAGCAAATAGCTATATACGCTTTAAATGTATCGGCAGCGCATGGTATGCTATTAGCGGACAATTCACAGGTGAATAATTTAGTAATACATTTTAGATTATGGCAATACAAACAAAAAGAATGAGTGATTGGCTTGCTCAGAACGGAGAAGCGGTCACAAACGCAAGCAAGGCAAGCATGCAGGCTTATCTTAATCAGAACCTTCGTCCTTTGCAGGATGGTGTATATATCGGTAAAATGCAGAATGACGGATGGGGTTCTCAGGCTGGAGACGAGAATGCAGTAATTGGTTCGTATAAAAGAATCGAACCATGGCAGACAACTGGTATCGGTATCTCGTCTGGTGATGCCGATGCAATCGTCATCCAGCATGGTGGCTACAGGCTGGGCATTGCTCTGACCGAACCATCGGATGCGATGAAATGGGGAAGCGTGCAGAATAGCAGTTCTGTCGGGTATCAGACATCGGGAGACTTGAATACCTTCGATGGGTCAACACGTACTGCTGGCATCATGGCGAGCAGCTACTATAAGAACGATGACCCTGCAACGTATGGTGTTGCTTACTGCTGGAACTACATGACGAAACGTACTGAGGGCAGTAAGATTTGCCAGATTGGTAAGCATAACTGGTGGCTCCCGACCATGGGAGACCTTGCACTCATCCATCAGCACTTCGAGACTATCAATCTCGCCCTGCAGCGTATTAAGGATGCCGGAAAGCAGTCTGTATCACTTTTGCAGCGGGCGGGTTACTGGTCGTGTGTTGAGAGTTCAGGCAGCGATGCGTGGTATCTGAATTTCAGTAACGGCAATCGGGGCGACGACGGTAAGGTAGACATTTCGTTTCGGGTACGTCCGGTTACAGCATTTTAAACATTTTACCTCTTCATCTCTTCATCTCTTTCCGTCCGCAGGACGGTCAATGAAGATTTTGAGGAGCAAAGGTTGATTTATATTATAAGTATAACAATATCACGAATTAATTAGCAGTAAAAGGCTTTAATATCAGATGGCATTAGCGAAGGATTTACAGATATACAAAGATACGTTTGAACTTGTGGATAAACTCACGATGATGAAGGTTGATTTTCCGAGAATATATAGGTACGATTTAGGCGAGAAGATGACAAGTGTTGCACTGGAACTTTTCGAATACATCCAGTTAGCCAATATGTATGCGGATAATCGGCATAAATACATGATGGGCTTCCGTGTAAAGTTTGAACTTCTTAAGACAATCCTTCGTCTTTGCTTTCGGAGAAAGTTATTCTCAGAAAGACAGTCAGCTGATATATGCAGACTGACAACAGTCATCGGAAGACAGGCTACAGCTTGGGGAAATTCTAAGAAAGGTTAGTCCTGCTTAGAAGAAAGCTAGAGTATTGCAGGTTAAGGCTTGTAGTAGAAATGTGATTCTTCATTTTGTAATGGTCTCGTTGCTGTCAAGTTGCATCATCATTTGTGCGATGAAGCGAAGCAGCTAAGATGTACAATAGAAAGCGAGAAATTAGCGGACGAATTACTGGTCGTGTGTTGAGAATTCAGGCAACAATGCGTGGAATCTGAATTTCAGTAACGGCAATCGGAACAACAACGGTAAGGTAGACAATTCGAATCGGGTACGTCCGGTTACAGCATTAATTAGTGGAATTAGAGAAACAATAGTAATGGTAAAGGCAGAGGATATGATGACAGCATACTTTGACTGCCATAAGCATAAAGCATCATCGCCTGATGCGATAAGATTTGATATAAATCTTTTTGAAAATATCACGGATTTGGTTGAGCAGGTAAATTCTAGAACTTACGAACCTCTGCCATCCATTACCTTCGTTGTATCTCGACCTGTATACCGAGAGGTTTTTGCTGCTAATTTCCGTGATAGAGTTATCCATCATTATATTGCAATTCGTTTAGAAAATCTCTTTGAGAGTATTTTTAGTGACCGCACGTTTAACTGTAGGGTAGGAAAAGGACAACTTTATGGCGTAAAGCAGTTAGCTGCTGACATAAAAGAATGTTCTCAGAATTTCACAAAGCCGTGTTGGTATCTTAAATGTGATATGAAAGGGTTCTTTATGAGTATACCACGTAAAGCTCTTGCTGATAAAGTTGATGCGTTTATAACTGATAATTACAAGGGAGACGATATTGAAGATTTACGATATGTTTCAAGAATAACCATTATGAATGATCCAGCTAAGAATTGTATTAAACGTTCATCAGAAGAAGAAATGAAGAAGGTTCCACCCGGCAAAACTCTTAGAGGAGCGAAAGAAGGGCATGGACTTCCTATAGGTAATCTTACAAGTCAGCACGATGCAAATTTCTGGCTAAGCGATTTCGACTGGATGATAGAACTGTTTCTGCACATTTATTGGCATGGCCGATACGTAGATGACTTCTTTCTAATACATCAGAGTAGACAGGTATTAATCGCCTCGATACCCAAGTTGAGGTCATATCTATCTAATATTGGTGTAACGCTTCATCCCAGGAAGATAGAACTGCAGTCTGTATACAAAGGCATCAAATTTACCGGAATGGTAGTAAAACGTGATAGAATATATGTAAGTAATCGAATGGTTAGTAATTTCGAACAGCTCATTCATCATATGAATACTTTGCCAGAAAATTGTACCATTGAGGATTTACAGCATTATGTATGTTCCATAAACAGTTATCTTGGGTTAATGAAACATTGTAATAGCTACGACATAAGAAAACGAATCATACT